TACCCCTTTTATATCGGAGTACCTTAAGAACGCAGAGACGCTTAAGACAAAGCCTGCGGCTTTGCTTAATAACAAAGCGGTGCCTATAGAGCAATACAGTCCTAACCGTGATGCCTCGGTGATCTACCTGCACTCCGACGAGAATCCGTTCGGTGGCTACGAACGTATAGCCAAGGACCTGGTCGGTAGGCCTGACTCAGAGATACTGGTCCGTGCCTACGGCGTCCCAGTTAAATCAGCAAATGCTTTGCTTCCTTACTTTAATACAGAAGTAAACGTACTGACTTCAGAGCCAAACAAATACGGCATGAAGTTTCCAGACATATCGGACAAGTCTAAGTTTAGTTGCTACCAGGTGGTTGACCCTGCAGGCGCAAGGAACTACACCTGCATCTGGGCGGGAGTAAACGACAACGGAGAAGTGTACATCCGTAAGGAGTGGCCCGACCGTGATAGCTTCGGCGAGTGGGCAATCTTTGGAGATCCTAAGTGGAGGTACGGCCCAGCATCTAAGAAGGTAGGCCTCAACGTAGAGGGATACTGCGAACTATTCAAAGAGATAGAAGACGACCTAGGCCTAGAGGTAACTGAACGCATTGGGGACTCCAGGTTCTTTGCAAAAGAAAACGAAAACAACGACGACCTGTTTACTTCGTTCTATGATTTCGGTCTAAGCTTTATACCGTCAAACGGGGCAATGGAAGACCAGGGCATTACAGCCCTGGACGATTGGTTTAACTACAACCCTAACGTAGATATAGACGCAAGCAATAGACCTCTATGCTATATACACAAGGATTGCGGCAACCTTATAGAAAGTCTGATAAACTATAACAAACAAGGAAAAGCAGACGAACCGCTAAAAGATTTCTTCGACGTAATACGATACCTAAGAATGTCTAACGGAGGCGAGGGACCAGACTTCCTGTCCAGTGCATCCATGCAAACAACCAGAACAAATAAAGGAGGATATTAATATGCCTAAGAAAAGACTTAAGACAATCGCTGCAGAGCACGATGTACAAGTAGATGAAATTGTAGAACTAGTAGAATCAAAGCTGCCAGAGCATACTGTTACGGGCACTGGCTACGCCAGGTGGATAAACGAAGAAGGGCAGGAACTTCTGGCCGAAGCCGTTGATATACCTGAGCTTATGCCTAAGCGCTACAGGGGAGTCGTGCATTCTAAAGCGCCTAACCGAAGCTACGTCTATGCATACATACGGGAAATACAAAAGAAGGTTCCGATGGTTATTGCTCGTAGATACGAAGATTGGTTGACCCCAGGTAAACAAGTAAACGTAGAAGCTATCGAAGACGAAAAAGGAACATCGTACAGATATGTCCGATAAGAAAGACATTACTCTCGATCCAGAATGGATTGAAGAGCAGGTGCATCGCCTAGCTGGATGGGAGTACTTAAATCGCCATGTAAGGCACGAGCTAGACAAAACAATGCTTCCACAAGAATTATGTGATAAAATTGGCGTTCACAAGGGTTACATCCATGAGATGACGAAATCAATCCGAAAAAAATTAAATGCAAAACAAATCTAACTTTGAGGCTTTGACGTATGTTGATTCAACGCCAGATATAAGTGCGCTTTGCAGCGCCTACGACGAAACAGTAAACGAACTAGAGGCATACTTTGATTTGTGCCGAACCAGCTACGACGACCGCAGGAACTGGTGGCCAGGCAAAAGCCGTGATCATCGCAAGCATGGAGCAGACGCATTCCCTTGGGAAGGCGCATCCGACACAGAAAGCCACGTAATTGATGAGCGTATCACACGTCTAGTATCTTTGTTTATGTCTTCGCTAAACAGAGCTAACATTCGTGCTTTCCCCGTAGAAACGAATGACATATCTCGTGCAGAAATTGTATCTTCGTTTCTCAAATGGATGACGACCAGCGGATATATTCCACGGTATAAACGTGAAATGGAACTAGGCGCTAACTACTTGTTAGAGAGAGGCCTATTAATTACATATGTAGGATGGCACAGTGAAGACCGACAGTTTCTTCAGAAACTTACGCTGCAACAACTGGCAGACTTAGATCCAAACATTTTTGGAGAGATTCAGTCAGGAGAAAACGACGATGAATTAATATTACTTTTTCAAAGAGTGTTTGAAGGAGTTACTGAAAAACGTGCAAAGAAAGCATTAAAGGAACTCAGAGATCTAGGCGAAGCCGAACTCCCCGTTGTTCGCAGGCAAATCAACGCTCCAGAGATTAAAACACTAGCCCCAGACGGAGACTTCTTTTTTCCTCCGTATGTAACGGATCCACAGAGAGCACCCTATTGTTTTTGGAGGACTTACTATACGGCTCAAGAACTTGAAAACAAAGTAATAACTGCAGGCTGGGACGCAGACTTTGTTGAATACGTTATTGAAAAATACCGAGGAGTAAACATTGATAGCATTGAAAGAGAACAGGAAGGCCGCCGCAGTATTAGCTTGACCGATAACGCTTACGAAGCAAATGAACTAATAGAAATCGTGTATGCGTACCAGCGGTTGGTCGATCCTGAAGATGGAGCTGAAGGAATTTATTGCACAGTATTCCACAAAGAATACAATGGCAAAAACAATGAAGCACCCGCCTATGCAAAAAGAGAACTACTTAATGGTTACGAAGACTATCCAGTTGTAGTTACCAAGCTCTCCGAAGACAGCAAGCGCCTGTACGATACTACTACAATTCCAGATCTACTTCGTGGTATTCAAAACCAAATTAAGGTAGAGCGTGACTCCAGGATTGATCGCAACAGTCTAGCAACTCTGCCTCCGATTTTACACCCAGTAGGCCAGGCACCTAGTGATTGGGGACCAGGGCGTATGATTCCTTATCGTCGCAAAGGAGATCTGGACTTTGCGCCTACTCCATCGTTTAATCAAGGATCAGTAGAAATGGAAGTTAATCAGTCTACGCAAGCAGACCGCTTGGTAGGACTCGATGAATCTGATATTTCTAGTATACGTAAGCAGTTCTTAGTTGATAAGTTCTTGCAGCACAACGCAGAGGTCATGCGCATGGCGTATCGTTGCTTCCAACGCTTTGGGCCAGACGAAGTATTCTTTCGTGTAACAGGTATCCCCGATCCTCAAATCATAGACCGAGGCGACCCCGATGAAAACTTTGACATTACTATTAACTACGACGTCTTAAATACAGACCCAAAGTCACAAGAGGCAAAGTTGCAACAAATGACTGCCCTTATACAAATGGATCGAAACGGACGCATAGATGTTGACAATTTAATTTCTGTACTTGCAGGTTCGATCGACCCTATCCTTGCAGACGCTGTTCTTAAACCAGTAGAAGAAGCACAGCAGCAAGTAGTTAAAGATGTAACCGATGACCTAACGAAGATATACGCTGGCATCGAAATGCCAGCACGTGCAAGCGGAGGACAGATTGCTATGCAAGTCCTTGAGCAATACGGTCAACAACCAGACATTCAACAAAAGTTGCAAGCGGATGAAGCCTTTGCTACACGACTGCAAAAGTATGCAGCTCAATATCAGTTTCAAATGCAACAAATGCAAAACGCTGAGATTGGTCGCATAGGTACTACTCCTGCACAAGTAGGAGAAGTGGCTACCCAAGATATGCCGCAATACTAATATGGACGCACAAGAATACGCACGGAAACGAGCATCTAAGAAATTATTTGGGTTTCAAATCCGTGAAAAATTGTATCCTAGAGAAGATGAATTTTTTATGAAAAGGCCCGAAGTGGCTGGTATGGCGGCTGAGGATAATACTATTATCCTTAACCCATATAGTGCTTTGTCAAAAAAACAATTAGGTGCAGTTGCAGAAAATGAAGCTCTGCGATTGAAAATGAGGCAAGACGAGTTTGTTCCAGAGTTTGAAGTTACGCCAGATCAAGTTAAATTTTTTGAAGGAACCGAGTATGCAGATGATCCAACAGCAATGAAACAAACGATTCTTGCTAGAGTTTACAGCGGTGACTCCAGCGCAAAAGCTACACCTGCACAAAAAAAAGTTTTAAAGGAATATCTTTCAAGAGATAAATAATATGGAAAAACCTCAGATCGAAGAAGACATCGAGCACCTAAAACGGCACGATTCATTTAACCGTTTTATTGATTTTATAAGGCAGATGCGAGAAGAGTGCATCGCAGAGATGTATGAAGCCTCGACGGACAAGATCCAACAACTTTCAGGACGTATACTTAGTTACGATCAAATATTAACTATGTCTACCTGGGGCAAGCATTCCCCTTCGGAGTAATTTCTTAGCACGCATTTCGTGTGCTATAATGCAAAACATAGCTATCGCTCGGCGTTGAGGAGTGGAATTATATGAACAACGAAGTCACAACGGGAGACGCTGAACCCGATAACTCTACAGCGGAAGAAAAAACAAATATATCAGCGGAGGATTTTGCGATCCAACGCTTAGGGCAGCCAGCCCCTGAACCCGAGGAGGAAGAGACTCCAGAGGTTGAGGAAGAGGAGGCCAACGAAATTGCTACTGAAGAAGAAGAAGGTTCAGAGGAATCAGTCGAGAGTACTGAAGACGAAGAACCCGAAGCTGAATCAGACGAGCAAGTTCTTTCTCAGATTGATTTAGACGAAATGTCCGAAACGGAACTGCGTGAACTAGCCGACAAGTTGGGTAGTCGTGCAGTAGCTCGCTTCGGAGAACTCACGGCTAAACGCAAGGCAGCAGAAGAAAAGCTACAACAAGTTGAAGCTAAACTTTCTGCCGAGCAAAACAATCCCCTGCAACCCAAGCAAGAAATTAAAGATAATCCGTTTAGTAATGTAGAAACTTTAGAGGATCTACAAATAAAAGCTACGGATGCTAGCAATATTATTGAGTGGGCTGAAGATATTTTATTCAATGCAGACGGATACGAAGCCGATGACGTAGTCACAGAAGTAGAAGGTAAGGAAATGACCAAGGCCGACGTTCGCAGTTCTTTACTGCAAGCACGAAAGTCCAGGGACAAGTTTCTGCCAGCTCGCCTAAAAGAAATACAAAAGGTAGAAGAAAGTAAAAAAATGCAGGAGCATCTTGATGCTCAAGCAGAAAAAGAACTACCTTGGCTAAAGGGCGAGGACAACGATGTACGGCGTTCTTACGAGGCCATCATGAAAGATCCCAGGGTCGATACATTGATGACTAGTATTCCCGCTGACGTAAAGGCGCAGATGCCATATCTACTAGCGCACGCAGCTAACAGCATCTACGGCAGGAAAGAAGTAAAAGATTCAAAGTCCAAAGTAAGACTTAATCCATCTAGCACCTCTACTCCTAGCGCAGCAGGCTCTGAAAAACAAAGCAGTCGTACAAGCAAATCAATCAAGAACTTGAGTACTCAGTTTAGGCAATCAGGACAAAAAGATGACTTCATTACTCTCAGAACCCTTCAACTACAAAATAGATAAATTAATTAAACCATAAAATAAAATGGCATTCTCAAATACATTCGATACTACAAATCAAGGATCGGCTGTTTCTAATCGTGAAGAGCTTTCAGATGTACTTACCATCTTGGCTCCCGAAGAAACTCCTGTCCTTTCGTCTGCTTCTAAGCAAAAGTCCAGTGCTACATTCACTGAATGGACCGTTGACTCTCTTTCTGCTCCTAGCACTTCAGGTGTTACAGAAGGCTCAGACGTTACTGCATTCACTGATAAGTTCGCTGGCCGTGCTCGTCTTGGTAACTACGTCCAAAAATTCCGCCGTGACTTCATGGTCTCTGACCTGCAAGACGCTGTTGAATCTGTTGGCCCAGCCAAGATTGCACAAGCTGAAGCTAAAGCAATTCGTGAACTAAAGCGTGACGTTGAAGCTACACTCATCGGTACACAAGATCGCAGCATCGAAGATGGTGCTGGTACAGCCTACGGTCTTCGTGGTCTTGGTGACTGGATCGATTCCGCTGGTCCTTCTGACGTTCCTGCTGATTTCCGTACTCCTGCTTCCTCGATCTACGACATCAGTACTTCTGGTGCATTCAGCGAAGCTGAACTCAACAACTTGATCTCTTCGATCTATCGTGAAACTGGTAACTCCAACAACCTTATGCTTGTTGCTGACACTGGTCTTCGTCGCACTATTGCTGACTTCGCTCGTGTATCTGCTGGCGCAACTGAAAACATTCGTGCTGTAAACTACGACGGCAACAAGGCCGAGATTAAACTCTCTGTCGAGCTGTACCAAAGCGATCACGGTGTTGTTTCTATCGTTAACATGAACCCAGATACTGCTCCTGCTACACTTGCTGGTGGTACTGCATACAACGACGGCTACCTTGTAAACCCTGAGTACTACGGCGTGCACGAACTGATCCCTATGGGTTCAACTCGCTTGCCTAACCTTGGTGGTGGAGAGCGTGGATTCTGCGATTGCACCTTGACTTTAGGTGTATATCAGCCACAAGCTCACGGTAAGATCACTCAGTAATTACCAATTAACAAAGGAGATATAATAATATGGCTAAATTAACCGTAAACGAAGCAAGTGGTGACTTCACTCACGTACTTGTTCTATCCGCTCAAGACATTGTTAACGCAAGCACTAACCAAACTATCTGGGGACAAATCCCAGCAGGTGGTGCAGTTGACGTTGCCTTCGCTGTTGAGTCTGTAGCTCTTGTTGGAGCTTCTGACATCACCCTTGAAGTTGGTACTGGAACTGACGACGACACACTTATCGATAGCTTCGACATCGACGCTAACGCAGGTGCTACTGCATACAACACTGGAACAGACTTCATTCAAGCTGATGGAGACACGACAGTTAAAGCAGGAGCTTCTCCTGTTGCTGGTTCTGGTGGTGCTGCTGCAACCAATCTTATCTATAAGTTTGGTGGTACAGTTGCTAACCTTACTTCTGGTGAAGTTATCATTGGTGTTCGTGTATTCGACCCAATGCGCTTCTCTGCAAGCTAATTAAATTCTGGTTGGGGGGCTTCGGCCCCCCACCTTTTTTAATATGGAAATTATTGTTCCTAATTTTAAACGCTACTCTGATGGCGAGATTGACCGTGCTTTCATGCAGGAAATCAAGAACGGTTTTAAGCTAGAAAGAGAAACAGAAAAACAAAGGGTTGCTGTTGCAGCTAAAGAGGCCCAAGAGCTAAAAGGAACTACGCATCCAGTTCTTGGCAAACCAGTTGCCACAATTCCTGCAAGAGAGTTTTTTAGACTCACAAAGAAGTACGGTCACGAAACCGTGCATTCAAAAGAATTTTTAAAGTATTACAATAAGAAGTTCCCAGAACTTAGCCCCAACAAAATATAATGCAGACCCGCACCTACAAGGATTTATTTAGATTAATCACCTCAATGATAGGCACTGGAGGCGAACTTCCAGGTAGCGGAACAGAGGACA